GCAGCAAAAAACGCAATTGGTATGGAAGGAACTGCGCCAGTTTCTATTCAAGTGATTAAATAAACGCTTTACTATTTTATTCAAACCAGCTATAATATTCTTGTAGCTGGTTTTTTATTGGAGAAAAAATGAAGAAAAAATCTATTGCGCCAAAATTCGAAGAAATGGAATCTTTTTCGAGACAAATTATTTCTTTAGCTGAAAAGGATCGAATAAGTTACATTGAAGCTGTTACTGAATATTGCGAATCCGTTGGTCTTGAAATTGAAGTTGCTGCTTCACTAATCACTCCATTCTTAGTTTCCAAAATTTCTGATGAAGCAAGAAAAAGTAATTTGATTGAAAAAAGTCCAGTATTGCCGATTTGATATGTCAATTGAAGCTGGAAGAATGTATAATGCATTAAAACTTCACTTTAATTCCGAAGATTATGATTATATCAAATATAAAGGTAAAACTAGAATAAAATTTATCCCGGAACCGCAAGTATATACATTTCAAAAATTGAATAATAGATATAAGGATGAATTACAAAATTTCTATATTTCCAATTTACTGGAAAATCCAAATGTTTGGATCTTTGATCTCTTAAATCAAGAATGTGATGATACTTATAAAAATTGGAAACGAACTCAAGAAAGTTTGAGTTATGTTTTTAAAAACGATGTATCAACTATTCTAGATTCTAACGAAAATTTTAACGAAATATTTCAGGTAAAGAAAACCTTTCCGCCTTTGATGATTTTTGTTCAACAAAAAAGAATAAAATTAGAGACTTTACTTGTTTTAGATGATATATTAAAATTCTTGGGTAAGTGGGATAAACAGATCAACGACGAACTTATTTGGAAAAGTTTTAAGCTGAAATGTCTCAAATATAAACCATTTCTCTCTTTTGACAAAGATAAAATGAAGTCCATTTTAAAACAGGAGGTAAAAAGAATGGTATAAATATAAACTTATATTATGTGATTTTGGATAAGTTGTTTTTAAGTTGTTAATACGATTGTTATACGAGGTAAATATATGTCAAGTTTTGCAAATTTAAAGAAGAGTTCTGGTTCTAGTCTAGAAAAACTGGCTAAGGCAGTTGAATCAATGAATTCAAGCGGTTCTTATAATGATGGCGAAGATAAGTATTGGAAGTGTGAAGTAGATAAGACCGGAAACGGTTATGCCATTATCAGATTTCTCCCAACCCCCCCTCAAGATGATGGAGATGGTATTCCTTGGGTAAAGTATTATGATCACGGGTTTCAAGGAGTAGGCGGTTGGTATATCGAAAAGTCTCTGACAACTATCGGCCATCCCGACCCATTATCAGATTATAATTCGTCGCTCTGGAACTCTGGTATTGAGGCAAATAAAGATCTGGCTAGAAAGCAAAAGCGTCGCCTACACTACGTTTCTAATGTCTATATCGTAAAGGATCCTAAGCACCCAGAAAATGAAGGGAAGGTGTTTTATTTCCGTTACGGAAAAAAGATTTTCGAAAAGATTACGCAGGCAATGAACCCAAATTTCGAAGATGATATAGCAATTGATCCTTTTGATCTTTGGACTGGTGCTAATTTTAAGCTAAAGATTCGTAAGGTTGATGGGTATCAAAATTATGATTTATCGGAATTTGATTCGCCTAGCAAATTGAGCGATGATGATGCCGAATTGGAAGCTATTTGGAAGAAGGAACATTCTCTAAAAGAAGTTATTGATCCTAAGAATTTCAAGAGTTATGATGACCTAAAGACTAAGTTAGATCGTGTTCTTGGTCTAACTTCTAGTGCGACTAGAAGTGCTCCTACAGTTGAAGGAGTTAAGCAACAAAGGATTCAAGAAAAGGAAACTGAAATGGAGGAATTGGTAATGCCTACTTCCTCAGGAACTGTTGAATCTGAAGATGATCTTGATTACTTCAGTGCCTTGCTTAATGATGATTAATTGATTAGAAAGGGGAGTTTAATACTCCCCTTTCTTTTAAACTATTCTCACCGATCCAAATTGTGCTCGCATCAGAGTAGCTTCTTCGTTTCTAACACCAATATCAATACCCATTACGCCA